TTATCATCATTATTTAAAGATATATACGAAAATCAACAAAACAAAAAGAAAAACATTTCTGAGTTAATTGAATCGTTAAGAAAACTTATTCGTAATGTAGGAGAAGCAACTGTGATTGCACCTATTATAAAAGATTTAATTGAGGTATCAGTTAAAAACGATGACCACTTAATTAAACTTGCAACAATAGCACAAAGATTAGCAGCTGCTGAAGCAAAAGGTATTGGAGAAGATGGTTGGTTAAGTGAAAATGAAAAAGCACAATTGTTACAAGATATGGAAGATACAATCAATGCTGTTGAATCTAAAACAAAAGAAAAAATGACAGATATTGAAATTGAAATTGAAGAAATTAAAACAAAAGTAAATGGATAGTGTAGAATCATTTTTAGCAACAGTCAATACAGTCTTTCCAACTGAATCTGAATTTCTTCCATATGATAAAGAAAATAAAGATAGTATAGCTGCATATAACAATAACAAAACTTTTGCAAAAGGTGATGCCAGATTTTATGGTGCAATAACTTATAAATTTGAAGATACTTTAAAGATAGATGATTATGCATTTCCTTTTGATAAAAATAATTTTACATTTCCAATATCAGGCGAAACCGTTGTAATTTTAAAAATGGGAGGCCAAACTTATTGGTTACCATACACAACCACTCCATATGTAAATTATAGAAGAGATTATATTACATACGAAGCAACAAAAGCAGAAGATACTAATATACCTGGAGAAAATAATACTGCAAGTGATTATCGAAAAAACAAAGATACAGGTGGAACTACTAATTCTTCAAATACGGAAAAACCTAAAAAAGAAACCTATAAAATAAACGAAAAAATTAAATTCTTAAAACCAAAAGAAGGTGATACTATTATAAGTGGTAGAGTTGGTAACACAATTCGTTTTAGTGAGTTCTTTTTAACAGAAGATGGTAAAACATCATCTCCATCCATTTTTATTCGTAATAAACAAAATGGGGAATTAGATAGTAAAGCAATTGGTGAATTGGTTGAAGAAGATATTAACAAAGATGGAACATCGGTTTATATAACATCTGGTAAAGTTAAAATACCTTTTAACGAAACGATTAAAAAAGAAAAAATTGGATTTAAAGGATATCCATCATCTTCGGATTTATCGGGAAATCAATTATTATTAAATTCGGATAGAGTAATACTTTCAGCAAAAGCTAAAGAATTTATTATATTTGGTAAATCCAACACAGGTATAATAACAGATGGTAATTTTTCAGTTGATGCATCTAAAGAAATATATTTACATTCAGATAGCAATGTTACAATACATTCAAAAGGAAGTAATCAAATATTTCTTAATTCCGATAGTGGTGGTAACATTTATTTAGGAAAAAATACAGGTGCAGGAGATGCTGGAGCAGAAGTTCAAAAAATGGTATTGGGTGGTGAACTTGTACAAATACTTTCCGATTTAATTGATGCAATTAATTCACAATCATATTTAACACCATCTGGTACATCTGGAGTTGCCCCATTAAATACAGCAACTTTTAATTCTATAAAAGGTAAATTAAAAACAATATTATCTGCTAAAAATTATTTAAGTAAATAAAATGGCATTTAATTTAACAAAAGAATTAACGCATTTAGCCGAAGAAAGAGCTTCTCCTCAAAGTTGGACGGATTTTTATATCAATATGATTGTTGAAATGGAAGAGATTGCGTTGTATAATTTAGCCGGTAAGTTTACTAAAATTGCAGCGTTAAAGGTTGGTAAAAATGTAGAAGATACTACTTTTAATAAAATAACAGATATTGCTAATATGACATTATTTGCAAAATCTTTAATGGAACAATATGATTCATTAATGAAAAATGGTAAAACAATTATAGGTGGTGTTCCATTAGGAAGCGGTAATGTAAAAATAGCAACTGGTATTTTAATCGCAACATTGGCAAGAACTAATGCAAGTAAAACTGGAGACTTATTAAGAGATATAGGACCAGTATTTCAGGCTTATTGGGCAGGAGCACAATTATCAAGAATGCATGTTCCAAACATACCATGTATAGGTTCTATAAAAAACTTAACAACAAATGAAGCTGTTAATTTAAGTCCAGGCATATGGACACCCATAACGGTTCCACCTATACCATTAACATCACAATTTTTATTAAGTTTTATTATATCTGCACAATTGCATTTATTAACATTGGGTGGTTTCTTTTTTTGTAATTGTCAATATCCACCACCAGCTCCTCCTGCACCGGGTATATTACCATATTTTGGATATGTTGTAGATGGTTTTTCAAATCCGATTAAAACATTCAAAGGTGTTAAAGCTTTGGAAGTTGGAGTAGCATTGGCAGCAAAAGCATCGGATGTCGTAATTGATACGGTAAAGGGTAATCCAATACATGAAGCATTGACAGCAGTTATATCTGATACCTCAGCCGATGCTAAAATTAGAGATGCTGCAAAGGCATTACAATCTGGTACAGAAGGGGAACTTGCTCAAGCTAGTCAAAACTTAAATCCAAATGCACCAAAGAGGGGTTAAATTTTAACTTTCAATATTTATTAACAAACAGAAAATATATTTTTATGAAATCAGAAATTTTATTAACTTTAATTAAAGAAGTTGTAAAAAATGAAGTAAAACAACAGGTTAAGGAAGAAGTTGCAAAACTTATAAAATCTGGTGCAGTTACTATCAACAAACAAAGACCACAACAACAATCTACTCCTTCATTGAAAGATTTAACGGAAGTAAATACTACTCCTAAAAAAGAATCAATGATACCTAGATTAGAAAGACCTAAGCAAACAAATAGAGTTCTTTCAAAAGACCCAATGATTAATGAAATACTTAATTCAACAACACCATTTACTGCAAAACATAGAGCAGAGGGTGGAATGCCTGGTATGGACGGTGCAAGTATTTTAGATGCGTTACAGCCACAAAGAAGTATGGAAGAAGATTGGGAAACAATGGATTTTACAGGTCAAATGCCACCACAAGCTGCAATTCCAAATCCAGAAGGTGCTGAGGCAGTTGTAAAAGCATTAACTAGAGATTATACTGAATTAGTAAAAAGATTTAAATAATGGCAATAGAGTTAGGTAAAGTAAATGTTACCGATTTAACACAAAATAATTATAAAATATTAGGGATTGGAATAAATCAATCGTCTAATGTTGGTGGTATTTTTGCTGTTAATTATACAACTCTAACACAAGCTAAAAATAATTTAATTAATCTTATTCTTACAAAAAAAGGAGAAAGATTGATGAACCCGGAATTTGGTTGTGATATTTGGAAATTATTATTTGAACAAATAGATGGTCCTCTTTTAGAAAATAGAGTTGAAACATCTATAACCAGTGCGGTTTCTACGTGGTTACCATATCTAAAAATAGACCAAATAATATTTGATTATGATAATGTGGATATTGATAATAATACAATGGTATTAGAAGTTAAATTTTCTTTAGTATCAAATCCAAATTTATCAGAAACAGTAACTATAAATGTAAATAATTAAGAATGGCAATTCAACCTTTAAATAAGAATTGGGGAGTAAATAATAAGAACATAAATTATGTAGGTAAAGATTTTGCCGCATTGAAACAAAACCTTATTGATTTTACTAAAACATATTTTCCAAACACATATTCGGATTTTAATGATGCTTCACCTGGTATGGTTTTCATTGAACAGGCTGCAGCAATCGGAGATGTTCTTTCGTTTTACCAAGATACTCAATTAAAGGAGTCAATGTTGGCATATGCTACTGAAAGAAAGAATGTAATGTCTTTAGCACAGGCTATGGGATATAAACCAAAGGTTACAACACCTGCAGTAACAAATTTAACAATTTATCAATTAGTCCCATCAAATGGTCAAATTGGTTCTTTAAATGCACCTGATTCGGATATGTATTTAAAAATATCAGCAGGTTTGCAAGTAACTTCTACATCAAATTCAAATGTATCATTTATAACAACCGATGCAGTTGATTTTGGTAATCCAATAGGTAGAGAAATAGATGTTTATCAAAGAGATGTAGCAACAGGTTCACCAACTCAATATTTAATTACAAAAACAGTTCAAGCTATTTCAGCAAGAAAAGTTAGTACAAGTATTAGTTTTGCAGATGATACAGATTATCCAACTGCATTGTTAACGGATACAAATATTATACAAATTCAATCAATAGTTGA